TTGTTGCCATCCTGCATAGGCTGCTCGTCGTCTGACGATTTGAAACGGAACGTCGCGCCGTCAAAGAAGATCTGTCGGTAGTCCGGCGGGAAGTGCCGGTGCGCCACAACGTCGACCTCGGTGTAGCTCTGCGGCAAGCCAAACTCCCCGTACACGTCGCGCCAAATGAAGCCGATCATGTCGGCGTCGGCTTCGATCTCGCCGCTGCCGCGCAAGTCGGTCATCTTGAACCGGCGACCGCTGCGGCCTGAGTACTCGCGATTGAGTTGCGACAGCAGCAGCACAGGTGCACGCACCAGAATCGACACCGCGCACAGGGCCTTGCATTGGGCGCCGATCTCTTCGTCGCTGCGCAAGGTCTTGTCGCCTCGCGGGATGCGCTGCAAGAAGTCCACGACGATAAAGCCAAGCGGACCGCGCTCGTGTTCGTCGGTAATGTAGCGCACGATGGCGCTGATCTTTTGCCCGACCATTGTGTTGATATCGTAGGGAATCTCGCTTAGGTCGCTCATCGCTTGGATGATTGTCGGCATATCCTCCGGCAGCCCCGCCTCAATGCGCTTCTCTGGCAACCCGCTGATGTACGAAACGAAACGGTTGTCGAGTTGCTCTTCCGGCATCTCCATCGAAATGAACAACCCGCGCTTGCCGGTCGCCTTGGACGCAGCGAGCAGCTCGCCAATCGCAAACGAGGTCTTGCCGAACTTGGGTGGCCCGGCCCAAACGTAGAGCCCGCTTTCGAGGTAGCCGCCGCCAAGCATCCGGGTAATCGTCGACACCGCAGACGGGATCAACGTGCGAATCGCCTTACCGCGCATGATGTTCTCAAGCATTAGGGCGAGCCGCTGATTCTTATCGGGCTTGCCGACCTGATTGGACGCGATGCGGATCTGCTTGGCTTCTTCCATCGCGACGGCGCGCTCAACGCTTGTCGGCGCGTTCTTGGCGCGGAACAGGGCAGACGCCAATTGCTCCATGCCCTTGCGCTCGGCAGCCAGGTCGGCGATGCGGTCGCAATAGGTGTCGATGTAGATCGAGGTGCCAGGCCCGAAGTGCTTGGACACATTCCAGAACTCATCCCACATCGCCTTATTGTCGGCGCCGTTGTCGGCTAGGCGATTGACTGCTTCGAGCACGTCGCGGTGGCAGGCAGCGCCGCGGGCGACAATCGCGGCCTCGTATTGCTCCATCATCCAGTGCAACGGCGGCTCGGTCAGCATGTCCACCGTGCACCGCTTGCGAAACACGGCGTACTCTTCGCCTGTGTCGTCGGTTAGGATGGCACCCACGACGATGCGCTCGGCCACCGGGTCTCGGTTGTCGCGGATCTCCTTGCTCACGTCAGCACCTCGTCCTCTGGCGGCTCAGCGGGAAAGGCCCACACGGGCAGCGGGTTGTTCTTGCGGTACTCGGCTTCTTCGTCGTCGGCTTCTTGCTTGTGCTTGAGCCCCACGCCGAAGTCGGCGATCACTTGGCGATGCCGCTTCTCTTCTTCCAGACGGGCGGCGCGGCGCTGGGCGACTTCGGTTTGGTGGTCAAGGTAGGCTTGCTCAGAATTGAACCCGCGCTTTTGCCATTCGGGCAGCCGGCTCGTGCGGACAGCATTCGCCAAGTCCCGATCACGTTCGCACTGGTTCGATAGCCACGTTCGTACAGTGCCAGCCCACGATACGATCGGGTCTCTGCCACGCTTCCAGCCCTTTGATTCCCAGTGTCCGTGGCAGCCGCGTCCGATTCGGTCGGCATCCGCTTCAGGACATCCCTCGTGCACAAACAGAGCGATAGTCTCTTCGATCGTCGGCGGGTTGTCGGCGAGGTCTGGCGCTTTCGCTTTGGGTTTGCGCTTGACCTTCTCGACCGGCACATCCACTAGCAGCCCCGTAGGGGCAGGCGCCGCAGGCGCCGGGGTAAATGTCCTGTTCCTGTAAGCTGTCTCCTGATTACTGTTTACTGTTCTCTGATCACTGGTGTCCGACACGGTGACAGAGACAGTGTTAGGCACCGTGTTAGGCACCGTGTCCAACACCGTCTTAGACACAGTGTCGAGTTGAGATTGAACAAGATCAAGGGCTTTAGTCAAAACCAAACTAGACCCAAGACGCGCAAGCTCATTACGGTAGTGCGTGGCGTGTGACGGGTTCTGCACCGGGTTGGCGAGGATGCAATCTGGCACCCAGACGTGACCGGACTCAGGGTCAGCGTGCAGTAAGCCGAGGTTGGCAAGCGTGGCAATCGCCTTCTTGACGCCATGTGCGGTGCGTCCGAGGTCGTCAGCGATGCTCATTGGGCGCACATATCGAGCGCCGGACTTGTTGGATTCCAATCCGGCGATCAACCACGTTAGAACGTCGCGCTCAACTTGGTATCGAGCGCCGGCCAAACGCGGCAGCGTCACCGACAGGATGCGCCGGTGTTCAGGTGGTTCGGGACGAGGCATAAAGCCCTCCGCTCCAGACAACTGCCCTCAAGACGTCGCTGGAACACTGGCAAAGATCGCCAGTCCGGCGGCAGGATCGCCGGTCAACGCTTGAAGGCATGTGTCTGGGTCGGAAGGTCATGATTTCCTGCTTCGGGCGCTAGCGGGTTCCAGTCCGCTCGCCCGCCAATCCTACCGCGTTGCCGGGGTGGGGTCAAGGGCGACAGCCTTCAACGTGCGCCGATGACAAGCCGCACACTGCACCGATTCTTTGCGCTTCCGCACCCCGCAAGCGCAAAGATCGTGCCGCTTCGCCCGCGCCGGCTTAATCGCCGCTGTGTAGCAAGCCCGGCACACCTCGCTGTCAGGACGCCGCTTGTTCCCGCAAGCGCATAACCGAGTAACACGCATCGCCTTTGCGTTGCAGTCTACGCAGTTGGCGGCGCGGTTGCTGATCGCCTTGCCGCACCCGCCGCAGTGATTCACCCGCTTGGGGCGTACCGTTAGCGGCTCAATGCCCGCGCCGCAGTGACAGACCTTGCGCGGCGGGCTTGGCGTCTTGCGCTGGTACACCTTGGGCGGCAGCGGCAGCCCTTGGTAGCGGTCGAGCACGAGCAACAACTCGCTAACCGTCTCGCGCAGTTGCTCGATTAGCTCGTGTTGCTGGGCTAGCAAGGCGATCATGCCTTCCCCCGCAACCGAGGCCGAATCGTACCGCAATGCACGCACTTGCCCGAATGGCTGTAGGCGTGCAGCTTGCGCTCAGGGACGCAGGGACCGGCAAGCAGGTGCGGATGCTTCTTAGCGTGTTCGCGCAAATAGTGCACGTTGCAGAGTCCGCGTGCCTTGTCTACGCCGTCGCAGCCCTCCACAGAACACTTGGCGCCGTGCGGAATCTTGCGCGGAAGTATCGCCACGAAATCAGGCGAAAACCACAGCCGCGAGTAGCAGGTTGAGCACAAGCCGCGCGCGTGGGCGGAACGTCCGCAGGGGCAGATCTTCATTGTTCTACCTCGCCGTCGCCGCCGCAGTGGGCGCACGTCACGATGCCCTCACCGTCACAGACAAAGCAGCGGCGAGTGCCTGTATTGTCGTCGTCGTGTTGCCCGTCGCCGTCACAGTCGGGGCAGAACACCGTACCCTGACCCTTGCACGGCTTGCACTTGATGCGCGTCGGGCATTCGTAGTGGCAATCGCCGTCGCCGTGGCAGGTTGCGCAATCGGCAGCCCCGCAGGTTCGGTCCGAGCAATACCGCCTGCGCGGGTATGCTGTGCAGTTTGGTCCGCAAGAAGTCATGGCTGCCCCACATGGTCAAAGTCAAGTCCGTCAAAGTCCATCTGTTACCTCACAAATCTAGGCCAAGTTCACGGCGCGCCGTCTCCCGGTCAATCCGCTCCGGCGGCGGCTCGTCACCATCGTCAGTGAATCGCCTGCGGTCGCAGTCGCACGGGCTCAACCCGCAGACGTTGCAGGAGCGTTTTAACCGTCCTTTTGGGTAGACGTTGGCGTGGTTATCGCCCTCGCGGGCGTTCCAGTTACTGCGTTTACGTCGCATCACATCCCCCGATGAATCCGCGCAAGCAGATCGTCTAGCCGGTCAAGATCCGCATCCGGCACAAGCCTTGCCGCCTCTACGCCCCGATTGTGCTCTGAGGCAAGCCCAGACAGTCCGCGCACGATTGCGAGGCTTGTAGGGGAAGCCCATGCGCCGATCATTCCGAACGGCGCCTTCGTCGGCAGCGTGCACGGGCGCGGGTCGGCTAGCTCGCGGCGGCGGTCCCATTGGTCTAGGTAGTCAGCGTGGGGCATTACGGCCTCCAATCGCCACAAGCGCATCGCGGTACCGCATGGCGTGATAGGGTTGCGTGTTCGGAAGTGCGCGGTTTTCAAGCCAACACATCTTCTTAGCAAACTCCTTATCGAACAGCCGATGTGTGGGGTACCGGATCCACGCGTGGTAAGTAAACCCACCACATGCGCCAAGCGATACTAGAACCCAGCGATCTAGGTTCGATTTGCGGTAAGGGTTAGGCATCACTCCCCCAAAGGATTCCGCCGGCACCGTGGCCGACCGTCTGCAAGGTTGCCGTTGCGAACGATAACGCCGCCCCAAATCTCGCCGCGCTCCCACCGGGGCAACTGCGACGACTCCACTACCAGCCGGCAGTGGCGGCAGGTGTAGATCCCGCGTTCCACCGTCGTCGCCGTCGCTGACCTCGTGCCGGTCAGTTGCCAGCTGTGGGCGCCGCGTTTGGTCACACGACCTGGCTCGTGGCGTGGGCCTACCCAACCGGCGGGAATCACGACAGCACCTCTTGCGCTTTGACCTTAGCAGCCGACAGCGACTTGAATGGCCCAATGCTCTTGGTTCGGTCGGTGTCAACCCAATCGACCGATCCGGGCTGCCAGTACCAGCGCGACTTGTCGCGGTAGGCGATGCCGAAACAGGTCAAGCTGCCTTGCAGGTATCGGTACAGAATCCACGGTCCATCGCCGCGTTGGCTCCAAAATGGTGGACCGGTAAGCGTGAATGCGCGTATCACGGCCACACCAGCCACGCCAGCAAGACAGCGGCGCACGCGAGCCCGATCACGACCGCAGCCTTGAACAGTTCGCGCACCACAAGCCCGCTCTCGCACGCCGCGCAGTACAGCCCGGCAGCGTGGTGCGCACGAAGGCAGCCGGGGCATTGTCGTCTTTGATTCCGTTGCATCACAGCACCTCAGCCTTGCAGCCGCACTGGTCCACACCCCAGCCGATACCGTAGCCGCACGTTGAGCAGATAGGAGTGCTCGCACGGATCTGGGTATCGCACGCCACGCACGAGCTTGCCGAATCGCCAGCAAGCGGAAGGTCTTTGCGGTCGTGCTTGCGGCAAAACCGCACGCGTTTGTTTCCGTCAAGTCGAACCGTCGAAAGTTCCACGCTACCCTCTTGCGCAATCCCTGCGCGTCTGAATCTGTAGCCGTCCGCCTCGCGTTTGGACCCGCACTAGGTCGGGAGTCCCCAATGCAGGAAGGCTCTTTGCCGCCTCTAAGCCGGAGGCGGACGGCGGCAGCGCAATCCGGTCATGATCCGGCGGGGTCTTTCCCGTTGCGCTCTTTGCGACGCAGCTCCGTTGCCCGCCGCTGGTACTCTGACGCCTGCTGCGAGTAGATCCACGCCGCAGCTGGGTTGACCTGAGCTTGCGCCAGTTGCACAAGCGCCACCGCCAGTTGCTCTAGGCGTTCGGCTTCGGTCGTCAAATTCATCGCTTGAACCCCGGCCCAAATACGCAGACCTCTCCGCGACCTTTGCCGCGACCAAGACCCACCGGGTGAATACCGCACAGGTACGCACGATTTCGGGCGGTGTCGGCTGGTAGCCCGATGCGAATCCCGATCGCTGCCCAATACTCCGCAACAGTGCGCGGGCGATCCGGCTCGCTATCGAGTTGCTGGACCGCTCGGGCGATCTCTTGAATTTGGCTTGCGCTTAACTTTCGCATCATCTTCCGCCAAGTTGCTGAACAGTTCAGCGATTGCAAACGTCAAAACCAGACGCGTGTGAGGGTCGCAACTCTCATCGCGTAGCTTTTCGAGTTCGGCTATCAGGTTCATTAATCACCCCTTGCAACTCTTTGATCGTGGCATCAAGCGTCGCCTCAAGCGCGCTAGTGCAGAACGCAGCAGACTCCCAAGGGCCGGTACAGATTACGATCGGCCACTTGCCGCGCGTTGTTAGCCGCCCGTGCCACTTGAGTTTGCGCGAACCGGGAACACACATCCCGATCACAACCTCAAGCTCGCAGTTGCCACGAGTTGCACGCCAAGATCCGTTAGGCGCGGTGACTTTCGTGTCGAATTTCATGCCATCACCTGAGCAAGAACGTCTTTGACCACCGTAGCAAGGACAGGCCCCTGCGCCTCGTACAGCGCACCTTTGTAGACCGCGCTGACGTACCAGTCGCAGTTATCCCACAGCAGGTTGACCTCTGTGCATTTTCCTTGAAGTAAAACAATGTCTTTCACGTTCCCCTCGTCTTGCGCTACCCAGCCTCGCGCCGCAACGACGAAGCCAGCCCCCGCGCCGGGGTCCAAGAGGCGTTGACTCGCGGAGCCGCCGCGCACGGTTTGCCGGGATACCGGCTTGCCCCTGGGGGCTTTGTGTGGACTTGGAAGCTATGCGGCTTCGGTCCCCTTGGCAGGGCGTGCGGGAGTCGAACCCGCGTACCGTTCGCCCTTTGCCCGGCTTGCGGTGCCGGGCGACCGTTGGGTTAGCGCGGGTTTGGCGCGCAGAGAAACTCGAATTTGGCGGCATCGTAGCGGATAACGCGCAGGCTCCAACGCTTGAAGATCATGCGTAGTTGCGGAAACCAGAACCCCGACCGCTTGACGGGATCCTCTGCCCACCATCCGCCATTGCCGCGACTGATCAGCACATCAGCGAAAAGGACGGTTGAGTTGTCGTCGGCGCACGCCTCCAGGTCCGCAACCATGCGCGAGTCGGGATGGTTCTCGGCTGCAAACTGTCGACTGATCAGTGCCGTCCCTCGGTTGTAGTGTGCAATGCCCATGATCTCTCCCTCTGCGCGTTGGGGCCGCGCCCCTCGGGGTTGTGTTACAGTTGCCCACACTTGTCAACGAAGGCATCGGCGCCACTGCCGTACTGCCGGTAGACCTGCACACCGTCAAAGCGGGTATCAGTCGCGGCCAACTTCTGCACCTTGTTGCGCAGGCTGTTGAGCGTGCGACCAACGACAACCTCGCGGTCGCCTGTGCGGTCGTTCTCAACGCTGACAAAGTAATCGTGATTGCGGATCGTCGCGTTTCCAGTGATGTTCATCGTCTGTCTCCCGTTGTTCGGCGGCGTCCAAGCCGCTGCTAGTAGTATATGCACAAGCCGTGCCAAGTTGGCGAACCGACTATGTGCGCGTATTCGTTCGCTTTGCCGGTTTTGTGGCATCGCGGGCCAGTGTCCCATTCTGAGACTTTTCGCATTCTGAGAATTCCGTTGTCTCACGTTGAGACTTCACCGCATCACCGTTAGCCAGACCGCAGCCGTTGCCGCGAGCCCTAGCGCGATGATTGCCACCTTTCGTATCGCTTGCATCCTGGCCATCCTCAGCTAGCGCCTAACGCTAGGAACGCCTCGCGGCGTTTTCGGCCTGCTACGCGAACAACTCGCCAACCTGCCAGCGCGGATCCGCCACGCTGCAAAGGTAGCCGCTAAGCTCCAACTCGTGCCCAGCGTTGAGCAAGTCCGCCACAAGGTCGCAGCGGTCGGGCACAATGGCCACCGCCTCAAGCCCGCGATACGTCCACCACGCGCGCCAGATTGCCGGCTGCTCCACTTGCACGGCTTTGCGCTCCGCGTGCAACTCGACTTGGCCGCTTTTACGGCTCACAAGCTCAATTCGCATGGCACGCCTCGCCGTCGTCGTCAAAGAACGGAGCATCGTCGCCAGATTCGTACCAGCCGCAGCTTGCGCCGCTGTCCTCAAGTGCCGAGCCAGATCGGGCATCGCAACCCCAAGCGTGTACGCACGACTCGCAACCCGATTGCAGGGCCGTGGCGGCACCTAGGACTGGCGTTTCTTGCCGTGTCGCAGTCTCTACCGCCTGTAGCCGATCCCAAGCCTCTTGTGCCTCTTGCCGCGATTCGCGGACCTTTGCACGCTCGCCGCGCCCCAAACTGGCCAGCCTTGCCGCCAGCGCGTCACGTTCCGCCGTGATCTTCGCAAGCGCAACGTCCCCAGCGTGACGGGCGACCTTGACTTCTGGCAACTCGACACCCGCCAGTTTGCCGACCTGCCGCGACAACACGCGGTCAAGCTCGTCGCGCCAGAAGGTCACGCCCGCGTCGCCTTCCGGGTTCAGGGTTTGGATTGCTTGCAAACAGTCCACGATGGCGCGCTTGTAGGCTTGGCGCGCTGCCTTACTTTCTGACTTTGCCATTGGTGCTCCCGCTGCTGCACTCCCGTGCATGGTCGCCGGTCCTAGGTTTGAGCTAGGGCGCACCCTTGCGGGCACCGGCGGGCTGGAACTATCGGCGCTTGGTGACCTTGCAACCGCGCAGGCTGTAAGCGGTAGCCGTGGCGTCATTGCCGCGCACTTCAAACCGCCAAGCCACGTAGCGTGTAATCTCGCCGCGACAGCCTGCGCACGGACAGATCGGGAACGTCGCCCACGGTAAAGCCTTGTTTTCCTCGGGTCCGGCGCAAGTAAGCGAGTTGTTGATAGCATCTGCGCGGGTCGTGCCGCCATCGTACGAAAGTCCGCCACGGAACGCTATGAAATTGTGCATTGTTTCCCGCTTTGGGCATCCCTGCCCCTACTGCATCATTGCATGGCTCGGCGCCCCGGAATCGAACCGGGCCTAGCTCCGTCGCGCCGATGGTGTCGCTAGCAGTAGCGGCCCCGGTCCAGGTGTTCGTGTTCGCCCGGCTTGTCTTCGCAGTACACCATGATCGCGCCTTCCGAATTCACATCCGAAACACGGCGCCCGTCGTCCTCCTCGGCGTAGGAATCCCAAAGTGCCCGCGCCACCGCCGGCAAATCATCGCCCCGGCGGACCATGACGCTGGCAACGTGCTGCATCATCGTGCGCCACCATCCACCTTCCTCGGGTCCGCCGTACTCAAGCCATGCCCGGTACGCCCCGAGGAACCTGGGCGCGGGGTTGCTGTCAAAGTCCGGCAAGCGATCGTCGCGCGGCCCTAAGTCCTCGCCGCACCACCGGCAAGTGTTCGTTCCGCTGGCGCGCCAGCAATCGCAAGTAGTGGTCATCGTGGTCATAGTTGTCCCCCGTGGTGTAACCGAGCTATCCAGCGCTCGCGACTGCCGCACAAGCCGTAGCTTGCGGGCAGGGTGCGAACGTTGGTTAGGCTTGCACGTCGACCGGGCGCTTGTCGTCAAGGCACACAGCCACGTACGCCACGTTGTTGCCGCGCTCCGGCGCGCTGCCCATGCGCCACGAACCCGACCAACCGAGCTTGGCGAGCAAGGTGCGGACGGCTTCGGCGTGCGCCTCGGTCAAGCCATGAGCGTGCGGATAACTGATCGTCACGCTACCGGCGTCGCAGCTCGCCTTGATGCGCGCACCACTGTTGTTTGTCGGACACAGGTACTTGGTTACGATAGCTTGCATGATCTTGCCCCTATGCGCTCCCGCGCTTTGTGCCTCATCGGTCACGGTCCCTACCGTGTGCAGATCCGCCAGCGTGCAGGCTGAGGCTTGGATCCGTTGCGCGTTTCCGTCGCGCCCCGGTTGCCAGCTAGTCGTCTGCCCAATCAGCAAACCCAATGATGCACGGCGCTCGCTTGCCAACAGGGCGAATCTCGACATGGCCGCCAGCGCTGTAAACGTCACAGCGCTTGCCCGTCAAGCCCATTGCAGCCTTGACCGCGCGAACAACGCCGCGGGTCGTCGCGGCCTTGGCCGTCGACCGGTTGACCCAGCAGTAATTCGCTTCGCCACCAAAAGTGTCAGTAACTTCGATATTCCACATGATCCCTACTCCATCGGGCATCCCTGCCCCTTGCCGGTTGACGTGTCGGCTGCACCATTCGTCTATCGCGATTCGCACCATGCGAACCTGCCACTAGACCCTAGCAAGCCCCGTGCCAACATGGCGAAACACTCCTATTCTGCAATAATCCCATAGTCTATAACCAAACGGTAACAGACCGACAGCCACGGCACATTCTCAGTCTGAGGCAAAACCCGTGTTCCATTCTGAGACCGCAGAGACAGTTGAGACGCGACTTCACTCCGTACTGAAATTTCACTGCGTACTGAAATTGCCAAGCCCGTGCCAAACGCCGCCCCAACCCCGAGAAAACTAGACAAACGTCAAGTAGATATCTGTACAACTACTTGATAAACGTCTAGTGGCGGATGGGATAGAGGGTAACAGCGTCCCTAAGCCCGGAAAAGCAGTCCGCCCGCAAGGCTCCAACCCATTAGAATCGCCCCACAACCGCCTCACAAGCGGCGAGAATCCGGCAGGCGGGCATTGGGCACGGCAAGCCCCGTTCCTCGCGTCCTAGGGCAACGTGGTGCGTCGACTTCAAGGGGCGGAATCCAACCCCAACCCCACGCGCCGGACCACAATGGCGAGGCTGCAACGGGACTACCGATCCTCGCTCCGCAACCAACAGACGCGCGTGCATTACAGGGCATCGAGGCAGGGGCAGGGGCAGGGGCGGCAAGGGCCTTCGTGGCCGCTCGCCTGGCCGGCGACCCGGTTTCAGCGTAGGCCCCCGCTTGCGCGTAGGAAATATGCCTAACACCTCCCCACGCACATTTGGGATTTTAGGGACTGAAAGGCGTGTGACGGGAATGGGCTCGACGAGGCACCCCATGCAAAGCGGGCTCTACGGGCTCTAACCCCAACCTGACGAACCTGACAGAGAAGCAGTCGGTCGAAGGTCAGGAGGGCGAGTAGCAGACAGGGGGGTTACAGAGTGGGGGTAGGGGTTGTTTTAGGGGAGTTTTGGGAAAAAAGTTGGGAGGGTTGTACGCAGGGAGGGCTCGGTAGGCCGGACATGCGCATAGGTGGTTTGTTTTAGCGGAACCATCGCCGCTCGCGGATCCGCTTGAGGCGTCTCATGCCCGCTCGCTACACCAAACCGCGTCCTTTGCGGGCGTGTTATTCTACCGACAGTGTCGGTGTGGCTGCATCCCCTCCTAAGGTTCCCCAATGAGGCCACAGGTTCAGGTTTTGGGCAATGCAGAAAGGCAAAAATAAGAGTTCTCTTAGAATTGAGCGCGACGGCATATAGCGCACAGGTGGCTAGTTTGGTCGTTGTTTATGAGAGTTCTCTTAGAATTCGATTTCAGGGAGCGTGATCACATCTGGGGGCTTGACAAGATTTTCTTCGGAGGGTGTCTCGCAAGCCGTTGAGTCATGGTTAGGTTGCGGTAATGGTGTAGGATTTAGCAGGAACGAGAGCAGGGCGCCAATGGTTTTGGGCCAGACGCGGTGGGGCATGACGTAGTAGGCGCCCATGCGTCCGAGGTGGTATTCGGTTGGCACGATGCGGAAGGTGCCGTGGCGGCGGCTTTGGGCAATAACGCACCATACGCCTTCGCAGATCGGCTCCATGCGAACAACGATGTGCGCGGGGGTGCGAGCAAATAAGGCGTCGCGCAGGGCGTAGGCGTCGTTGCTGTTGTCAAGCACGATGCGCTCTTTGGCTCAAGAACAACCGCCACTTCTCGCCGTTGAATTTATGGAACAATACGACACGGTCGGGCTCAGACTGTAGGCGGTAGCAGGAGCGCAGAATACGCCAGTGCCGGCAGGTCAGGTTGCGGCCCCAGAGGACGGCGCGGAATAGGCGGGTGCGGCGGGGCATCTAGCCCTCCCTATCCGCACGGTCAAGCCGTGCGAACCAAGTGCGGGTGCGACCGCGCCGCTCCGCTTTGAGTCTGCGCCGCTCCAGCATTTTGTCGCGCTGCGGAAGCCAGCTTCCAGGGCTCACTTGGCCGCCCGCAGCGACCTTGAATAGCTTGCTGTGGCCGATTTGCATCTAGTGTACCTCAGCGGCCCCAGCGATATGCAAGGCGGGGTCTGCGAAAGACCGGGCGGCTTGTTGCAGGATAAGTGCGGCGTCAGCCAGATCGACCGGCGAGAGGCAGACGGCGGTGTTGCCCTTGACGAGCAAGACGATGGGCACAAGCTCGGGGTCGGCAGCGCAGCGGCGGAAGGCGTCGCGGAACAAGGCGCGGGCATCTGGAGCGTTCATTCTCGCCTCGAAAGGATAGCCGGGCGGACCCGGTAGCGGTCGGTCAGGTCGAACAAGTGCACAGCTACCGAGGCGTCGGATGTGACGGAAGCGGCAAAGACCGGCAGGGCGCGGCATGGCTCGATGCGGACAGGACCGAGCGAGGTGCCAAAGGACAGGAGCTTGTTGCGGACGCGCTTGCCGTCGAAGGCGGCGGGCATCTGCTTCTCGATAGCGCTAAAGACGTAGGGGTGGACATGCAGGCAATCGGGGCGCGGCATGGACTTGGTTCGGGCGTCGTAGAACAATTGCAGCAGGTCAAGCTCGATTTCGTCGGGCGGTCGACCGGCAGCGAGGCGAAGGCGCAGGGCGAACTTCACGGCTTCACATCCGGCAGATCCTTGCGCAGCACCCGCCACCGCCCGCCAACGCGGAAAGCCGGAAGCGAGCCCTTGGCGATCCAAGTGCGAACGGTCACCGCCGCCACGTTCAAGCGCGCGGCCACTTCGGCAGGGGTCAGGTAGTCAGGTTGCACGGGCGGATCCTCCGATAGCGATTATAGCGTTTCGAGCGTAGTTGACAAGTGTGGCGTTTGCGGTAGCCTATTGCGGACAATCGGACGGATTTGAGCCGATTGTGCACAGAGGGAAACGATGGCAATGCGCCCCACAGCCCCGCAAGTGATCGATGCCGAGGTCGCCTACGACTTGCCGATGGACGACAGGTCCGCGCAAGGTCCGCTGGAAATGCCGGCAGTAGCGCCCATTGAGGTGTTCCGGTCGGTTACACGCTGTTCGTCGGACACGGACTACCTGTCGCCGCAGCAGGCATCGGACGTGCTGCTAGACGGCAATCCAGGGCGCTACGGTGCATTGGCGCCGATTCTGGAGCGTGCCTACATCGTCGTGCGCGAGGAACTCGTGCACATGCGCATCCCGCTGGCGACGGCTGAGGTTCGCGTAGGTCGCCGACGAATGCCGCGCGAAGGCGAGACGAGCAAGACCGTCTACACGAGCCCGTACACCTTCATCTGCATTACCGGCGACGAGCAGGCGATTGCGCTGCTATGGCCCTTTGCGGACTCGACCTTGCGGCGCTTTGCTCAGGTCGTAGCGCGGGGCGCGCTTGCTGAGATTCAACAGGAGGACATCGATGCGAACCTTCGGGCTTGAGGACATTGACGATATTCGCAATGCCCCACGGGCACTTACGCTTGTGGAAGAATTTGCGCTAGCGGAAGCGGCGTGGCACATGCGCGAAAAGCGGATGACGACGCGCGGGCACCAACTGCGCATCTACGAGCTGCTGCGCAAGGCCATGACGGCGTACCGTGGGCACAAGTCCTGCCCTTGGTTCGAGATCACCTACCACCGCCGCGACGGCAAGATTTGGGATCCGACCAAGATTGCCAACCGCGCCGCAGCCTTTGAGCAGAAGATCCGCAAAGAGCAGGAGGCGGGCAAGAACGTCTACCTCGTGCCCAAGGAAGCGGCGACGCCCAAGGTCGAAGCGGACCCCGACGACGCGGCGGTGGTCGACCCTAAGCGCATTTCGCCCTTGGCGCTGGCTGCTCAAGCGGCGGCATCCCGCAACGGCTTCGCGGCCGATACGCCAGAAGCGGTTGAGTTGGTGAACGCGCAAGCCGAACTCGCGGCGCTGACCACCAAGAACAAGGGCGGGCGCCCCCGCAAAGTCGTGCAGGATGCGACGGTCGCAAAGGCTGTGCAGCAAGCCGAAGGCAAGCGTACCCTAAGCACCGAAGGCCGGGCGAGGATCGCTGCGGCTGCATCAGAACGGTGGGCGAAGCGCCGTGCCGAACAGGAGAACACAGCACAATGAAACCGCAAGACATTCAAGAAGCCGCCAAGCGCGCGATGGGCTCCGGCAAGAAAGACGAGATGCCGCAAGGCGACGGAAAGCACATCGACATCCACCTGCGCATTTGCCTGCCAACTGTGGACGACGAGCTTGACGCCGACACCCCCGAGGACAGCAGCGGCGAGTACCAGATGCCGACCGAAGAAGGCAAAGCGCCGACCAAGCAGCCCAAGGGTGAGCAGCCCGAGGACGAAACCAAAGAGGACAAATAGCCCATGCCGCAAGTCACCTCGCTCAAACTGTACGACGGCGAAGCCACCATCGCGAGCGGTGAGGCTCCAGACGCGCCCATTTCCAACCAGCAAGTGCTCGACAAAGCCGGCATGGAAGCCCTTGCCGAAGTGCAGAGCAAGGGCATTGGGCGTATCGAAGTCGTGCTGTCGCCTACCGAGGTGGCTTGCGGAGTGCTAAACGCCTTTATCAATCAGACGTTGAACGCACTTGGCGAAATGCTCCACGTTTGGGAGAGCGCCGGCAAGCAGACGGACCTTGGCTCAGGCGCTTCCGAGTACGCAGACGGCGCGTTCGTCATGATGAAAGGACAACTTGCCAACCAGGCAGAGCGCGTGCGGCACGCGGCAGAACACGACCGGCGGCTGGTCGAAGCGCGCAAGGTCATCTTGTCCGCCGACCTGCTTGCCAAGCGCGTCAATGTGCAGCGCAACAGCGCCCCCGGCATCGAACTGTTCAAGGTGCTTATGCTCGTGCTCCACCAACTCGCTCACCCCGAGAAGCGCCCTGCCGAGCGCCAGTACGCGCTTGACCTGTGGGCAGCCACCCGCAAGCGCATCGCCGCGCAAGTGTAGGTGCCGGATGGTCCTAAAGGGGTTTGTGCGCTGGGGCAAACGCAAGCCCAGGCCGGAAAACTTCGACAAGCCCTACGTGCCCAAGGTCGAGCGCGAGTACAAGGCCACAAACCGCCCGCGCACGCCCCAAGAGAAGGCAATCGCGGACGCAGAGCGGCGGGTCATCGAAGCGCACGAGGCGTACCTGCAATCGCTTCAGCCCAAGCGCCACATCCCTATCGACAAGATGGACAAGGAGTTTGTGGCAGACTACCGCGCTGCGTGCGCCATGCTGGCCGAGTACTTCGCAGACGGCGGCAACCTCGACGCGCTGCCGTTCATTGTCTGGATGGAAACCTTCATGGGGCCGTACACGGCAATGTGGTGGTTCCGCGTGATCGGCAACACCGCGTTCTGCAAGTGGAGTCGGCTAGGGTACGACGCAGGCTTGAAACGCCTCAAGGAGATCGAACATGCCTGCCAAACGGGAGACTTTAGCGGAATCGGACACCTTGAGCCTAGAGCCGCGATCCTCTATCGAGGACGACTTTGCGGTGTGCGACATTGTGCCGATCCGCGACGCGTTGCGCCAAGCCCCTACCTCCGCTGTGCGTACCTACAACCTCACAGTCGATACGCTTGCATCTTTTGCGCGCCAATTGGATCCGGCGACTTTAACGGAGGACGACCTCAAGGCTATCACCCTCTTAGGTATAGCGGAATCAGCGGAGGCCAAGGAGTTCAAGCCGATGGCGTCCCTGATTGGCGAACTGCGCAAGTCGATCGTTAAGCCCGAGAGCGGCATCAACCAGTTGTCCAAGGCGCTCGCTTCGGCAATCGAGCGCGCATCGAGGCAGGGCTAGACATGACCGTCGACAACGAGACCCAGCAACTCCAAGCACTGCTTGAAACATGGGCGGGCAGTCTTGACGTGTTCTCGCGCTCGTTCGATATTCGCAACAAAGACCTTGACACTATTCCGTTTGTCCCTACAGCTCCCCAACGGGCCGTCTTTGAGACCATTGAGGCCAACAAGCGCAGCTTCTTTCTCAAAGGCCGCCAGATGTTCATCACCACAGCGACCGTCATTGCGGCGCTGCGAGAGTGCCTATTCCGCCCCGGCACGCGCGTTTGCGTAGCGGCCCACGACGACAAGTCCGCCATCGAAGTCGGCAACTTCTACGTGGAAATGCACGCTAATAACCCGCTGTTACGCGAGTTGATGCCGATTACGCGCAATCGTGATCACAAGATCGTGTTCGGCAACAAGAGTAAGATCCTCATCGGCACCGCCAACTCCGAGTTCTGGCGCGGCTTCCCAACGCACTTCGCCCACTTGACCGAAGCCGCCATGTACGACGACATGGGCGCCACCCTTTCGTCGCTCGGCAACACGGTCCCTAAGAATGGCATCATCGTAGTGGAGTCAACCGCTTACGGCGAGAATGACTTTTACCACATGTGGAAGGACCGCCGTAGTTCCTACGCCCGCCGCTTCTTGTGCTGGAAAGACCACCACGAGTACCGCAGCGACGACCCGATCCCCGGCGACCTGACCGACGACGAGCGTGCCTACATCCGCACACACGGGCTGACCAAGCAGCAGGCAAGTTGGTACGTCGACAAGCGGCGCGGTTTGCCTCCTGACAAGCTCCCGATGTTCGACCAGGAGTTCCCTGCGACCGCTGACATGGCGTTCCTGCTGTCGGGCAACAAGTTCCTGACCCGCACGGTGCGCGTGCCAGCGCCTGCACAGGTCGACGCCTCCGGCATCTCGCGCATTGAGCCGTTTGACGCCAAAAGCCAGTACGCAATCGGCATCGACGTGGCGTCAGGGTCTACAGACGGCGACTTTTCGACCGTTGTAGTGGGCAATCTGACCAAAAAGAGCGTCGCTTGCACCGTCGCGGTGCGTATGGCAGAGGCTGAATTCAAGTACTTGGCCCGCAAAATCGCAGCAGAATACGGCGATCCGACCTCGTGCATTGAAATCACCACCATCGGTGTCGACACATCCGACCACTTTCGCCAAGAGGGCGTACCGCAGTACATCACTGAGCGTGTTAAGGGCATGGCGACGACCCTTGTGCAACAGTACGGATGGGAGACCAACCCGCAGACCCGTCCGATCCTGTTCGGACGCATTTTTGAGGCGTCGATTGGTGTCAGCCCGTGGACAATCGGATGCCGTCGCCTTGTCGAGCAGTTGAACTCGCTGTGCTACAACCGCGACCACAAGCCGCAGGCGCCCAAGGGCGAGCACGACGACCTTGCTGTGGCGTTCGGTCTCATGGTCATGGCGGTGCCCCAAGCGCGCCCGCCCAAAGTCGTTGAGGTCGACGCGCAGTCGCTACTTCCGAGAACGATCTTTGAAGAAGTCGCCTACATCCAGAAGTATGGCTGGGAGCAACTGCAAAAGCTCAAGCAAGCAGAGCAGTTGCGCCATGACGTGCCTGCCGACATGGACTATGTGCCGATGTACTAGTTTGGGCGACTGCAAAAAACCCAAATAACCCAAGTGCGAATTGCTTGACGCTCTGCGCGTGCGCGAGGCTACCCTTGCAATCAGCCGGTGCGTTCACTGGTGCAGGCCGCCGCTGTTTCGGGCGCCGGGGCTTCCCCGAAAGGATCTTGCATGTCAGCGCCACAGTCGTTCGTAGAGCACATCCAACAGCAAATGAGCGCAGCCGCCGCTGCACCGCCCGCTACGTCGCCTGGGGATCCCAAACTCCCCGACCCGCAGCAGGTCAACGGCGCCGACGCTCAACCCGCCGCAGATGCGCAGCCTGAACCCACGGGGCAGGCGGAAAACGAGCAAGGACGAAAGGGCAGCAGCCAAGCGCAGCAGCCCGGCGACGACAAGGCCCCCATTCCGCGCGAACGGTTTGAAAAGGTCTACGGCAAGGCAAAGGAACTCGAACGTCACGCGCAGACGCTCTACAACGAGAACAACGATCTCAAGTTGAGGCTCGCCCGCCTTGAAGGAAGCGCCACGGCCATGAGCCGCAAGGGCGCAACCGACCAAGGCGCCGAGCGCACCGACGAACAGATCCTAGCCGAGTTGCTTGGTGAGGATCCGCCGGACAACAAGAAGCCCGACGACGCGGCCAAGGCGAATGTTTCGCCCGAACTGCAAGCCCGGCTAGAGCGGTTGGAGAAGTTTGAGCAGCAAGCGCGTGCAGAGCGTGCCGACAACTTTCTGGAAGCAGAACTTGTCCCCGCGCTCATTCGCGACACTGGCCTTCCGAAGAAGAATGTCCTGACCATGCTCGCTCGCGGTATGGAACCGCAAGAAATTGTCGATATGTTTCAAGGGCAGGCAAAGCCCGAGCAGCCGGCAGCGCCGACTCGCCCGGCGGCCACGCCTCCCCCCGGTGTTCCCAAAGCAAACAGCAACGTCACTGCACCGGCTCGCGCCCCTTCGCGTAAAGAATGGGGAAGCTGGGTCGACACGGCGTTCAAATCCTAGGAGTTTCATCATGGCAGCGGATCTAGCTACCCTCAATGCCGTTCTGAAGAACAACTACACGATCGGCTACATCACCGAGGAACTGAACCAGGCGGTCGACGCTTGGCTCGATTTCGAGGACACGACCCTCCCCGTGGTGGGCGGTCTCTGCATCCTTCCCCTGCACACCTCGCGTAATGCGGGCGTGGGCGCCGCCGGTGACGGTGCGCCGACCCCGATCGCCGGGCAGCAGGGCTACAAGAACCTGCAAATTACGCCGAAGTACGTCTACGGTGTGGCGCAGATCACCGGCCCCGCGCTGGCGGCTGCGGCCAACAGCCAAGGCTCGTTCGCGATCGAGTTCAAGGCCGAAATGGACGGTCTCGTGACCGACATGCGCAAGAAGATGTCGAAGTACACCTTCACGGGTGGTAACGGCATCGGCTTCGTGTGGCAACAGCAGAACGGCGCGACTTGGGAATACTCGGGTCGCCCCGACATTTCCACTGATCCCGACTACGGCGTGGCCGTGGGCGTCGGTCAGACCGTGAGCTTCTACCGCCTGAGCGACTACACGCAGGTCGGCATCGCCACGCAGGTCAACAGCATCACCAACGACACGCTGACGCTGAACGCCAACATCAACACGGGCGGCGACGGCAACAACATCGCCTACCTCGTCGTGCACAACGGCAATGCCTTCGTCAACGGCCAGCCCCAAGCCCTGAGCTTGGAGCCAACCGGCTTCGCGGGCAACTTCGGCTTGCAGTCGCTGTTCGGTCTCGACCGTTCGCTGGCGACCAACGCCCGCCTGCGCTGCATCTTCCGCAAAGCCGATCCGACGACCTCGGCCAAGGCTTCGCTGACGACCGACGGCATGGCGATGGTCATTGCCCGCATCGCGCAAGAGAGCGGCAAGCGCCCGACCAAGATGTGGATGAGCTGGATTCAGCAGGTCGCCTACCAAAGCCTCATGGTCAATGTGGTCGTGGGCGGTGTCGGCACCAGCAAGAGCCCCAACCTGCGGCGCGACATTCACGAGAAGGCGGGTCACGCCGATCCCGGCGACTTGACGTTCGGGTACGCGGGCGTGCCGATCAAGCCTTCGGACGTTTGCCCAGGCGGCTCGATCTACTTCACGCTCAACGACTCGTGGACGCGCGTGAACCTCGGCGGCAAGGACGGCCACTGGGTCGATCAGGGTGGCAGCCCGATGGTCAAGGTGCAGAACGCGGACGCCTACCAGGCGACCTACGCTCTGTACTACGAGCAAGTTTGCCGCGCCCCCAACCAGAACGGCCTCATCACCGGCATCGAAGTGCCCGCGTAAGCGACTGCACAACAAGGAGATCCCATCATGGCTTCGACTGGAAACTTGGAATCCTCGCTTCAGATGCTCGTCTTCGACGGCACTTCGCACTCGTCGGCGGCGCTGCCGCTGTCGGGCAAGTATGTGCAGCAGTCGACCTCGACCTCGACCGAGTACGACGCGGCTCTGCCGTCGTGCTTCCGGCGCAACTTTGCGTCGGCTACCGCGACTGCGGCTATCGTGGTCCCGTTCGACTGCATCGTCATCGGCGCTTTCGCCGTCAAGACGACCGCTGCCGAAGGTGGTCACGCTTCGACGGTGGTGCTGAAGAACGGTGCGGACACCATCGGCACCATTGCGCTCAACGCGGTGGCCGACAAGAGCATCACGCAGATCGCTGATATTGACGACACCAAGCAGTTGCTGCTGGCTGGCGCCACGTTGAACATCGTCAACACCTTGGGTGCCGGCGGCGACAACGCTTGTCAGGTCTACGTGACCGTGCTGAAGACCTCGGCGCTCTAAGCCGAAACAAGTAGGGTTCCCGGTCGGCAGCGCGGTACAATCATGCTGCCGACCGGGACAACCCGACGAGAGGCCCCAATGCCATACGCAGACCCTTGGGATGCCGAAGAAATCCGTAACGCTGCAAAGCGGCAACTTGCTCAAGACCAAGCGGACGACGTTGCCCGCACGCCCGGCGGCATGTTGCGCAATGCGATTGCTGGCGCGCAGCGTGGGTCGGTTGGCGGACCTTGGGGCATGGTCGGCGGCGCTCTTTCGGAAGGCGTTGGCGGCGCGGTAGTCGGGCAGGATAAGCTCGACCGCTTCCGCACGGCCACTTCCGGCATGGGTCCGCTGGCTAAAAAAGGCTTTGACAAGTTCAAAGAAGACGACTCGATTCTCGACGAGCGGCTGTAAACGGAGTCGCCATGAATCAGACCGGCATGGAGCAAGAGCCCGGCGAGTTGCTTGAGGACGGCGAAGCCGCTCCAGAGTTGACCCCGCAGCAGATTGCCACCTATTCCAGCGACTTCCGCAATCAGATGGGCGTGTACCTTGTCCGCTGGCGACAGTGCACCGATGCGCTCACAGGTTTTAACCTGACGACTTCGGCGCCATCTGCATGGACGCAAGCGACTTCCGGTCTGCGCGACTGGCTGCGCCCACGGCAGATCAACTTCCAACTCGCCCAGCCGATCTACCGCAACGTGTGCGCCCGTTTGCAGACCGAGTTGCCCGCCATCGGCGTTGTGCCCGCAAGTGAAGACCCCGAGGCGATTGCTAAGGCGCAGGCGTCCGAACAGGCAATGCGCTACCACTGGCGCGATGCGGACGTGAAGCGCATCTTGACTGATGCGGTGCAATGGCTGGTGGTGCAGGGCACGACTGGTATCCACACCTTCATGGCGGGCGACAACGTGCGCCAAGCCGCCGTGCCCGCCAACGCCTTGCGCGCAGAGCCCGGCGTGCATAGCCCTGACGAGTCGCGATTCCTAGGCGTCGTAACGCTCACCACAAAGGCCGCCCTTGCCAAGCAGTACCCTGACAAGGCTGATGCGATTAACGCGGCTCCTGAGCCCATTGTGTCGCTCTGGGATCCGTCGCAGAGCATCTTTGTTCAGCGCGTAGCACCTGACCGGGTTGAAGTGCTGCAAGCCTACTGCCGCGACGGCAACTGGTTCCACATCGTCGGTGACGGCACCGTGCTTGCGCAGGGCAAGACGCCCGGCAACTGCATCCCGCTGCGCATCATTCGCTACACCAAAATTCCCGGGCAGTTCTTTGGGCAGGGCGTGCTTGAGCCGATGCTCGACATCCTCTACGCGTACACGACCATCATGAACCAGATGATCGACAACGCGCGGCTCATGAGCAACCCCAAGGTGCTGATCGAGCGCAACAGCAAGGTGCCGGAAGACGCCTTCACATCGCGCGTGGGCGAGAAGATCCTGTACTCGGGCACCAAGCCTGACGTGTGGGTTCCGCCGCCACTGCCGTCGTATTTCCAGCAGTTGCCTGCCGTCTTGCAGGCGCTGCTTCATGACGTGTCGGGCATCCACTCGACCTCGATGGGCAAGCGCGCTGTCGGTATTTCGTCGGGTCGTGCCATCGAAGCCCTGAGCGTCAACGACCTTGCGCAGCTCGCGGTAACGCAAGACGAGATTGAGGCTGCCGTGGTCGATATGGCCAAGGCGACGCTTCTCTACATGAAGGCGTTCTACCCCGAGCAGAAGATGATGCGGCAGTTCGACTCTGCCGGTAAAGCGATGTTCATCGAGCTGCACGCGACGGACCTGGTCGAAGACCCCGACGTGTTCCTTGAAGCGGGCACGCTGTTCTCGTCTGAGGTCAAGGACCGCGACCAGCGCACGATGGACCTCGTTCGCATGGGCATGATGACGCCGGAAGAAGGCAAGAAAGCCCTGTCGGTTCACCTTGATCCAATGGCGCCGATCAAACTCATCTCGGACATTCAGCACGCACAGAAGGTGCTCGGCGCCATCATCGCGGACCCGGCAGCACGGGCGCAGGTGTACCCGACCGACAACCTCAAGGTCTTTGAGGAAGTGGTCGCCTCGTTCATGCAGAGCGACGATTACCGCAACCTCGACCCCGACGCTGAGCAACGGGTCGCCGCGCTGTACCAGCAGATCGTCAACCTGATCTCGCCCCCACAACAGCCACCGCCAGACATTAAGCAGTTGCCGGGCGTGCCCAAGGGCAAGGAGCCTGAAGGTCGCGCGGACCTAATGGGCGGCCCTGTTGCTGGCGATGCCGACTTGACCCGCCCTGCCGATGCTGCCGTGGACGCCGCTGAGGCTCGTGACCAGTTCACGCAGTAGGAGCCGCCATGTACGTCAACGAACTAGGCGACTTCGTGCGGATGCTGGTGGACGACCCGAACCAAGTGTTCTTGTCGCCGTCGCGTCTAGCCGTGTTCTTACAGCAAGGCTATCTGCAATACCATTCGCAGGTTACGCAAGAGGCACCCGAAGTCTTTGAGGTGATGTATACGCCTCCGACTCCGAGCGGCGTCTACGAACTAAACCTTGACGGCATCCTGTTTGGCGCTACGCCGTCGCAGCGGCGCTGCCAGAAGATGACGCGCATTGTCGCGTTTGACGCGGGCAGCGGGCTTCCCATCGGCATCTTGCAGCCGGCGGCGTCCTACGAAACACTGAGCCCCAACACCTCGGGCAGTATGCAACTGCGCATCTACCCGAATCTGCGGTGGTGGCTCGACGGTCGCGCGCTGCGCTTCTCGGCGGCGCTCAACCTGTCGATCCAAATCTGGTACATCCCAGACCCCAACATCAATTGGGCGCTTGGGCTTGCGACGCCAGGCGTCTACATCGACGACCTAACGCAGTTCCATGACTTGATTGCCTTGAAGGCTGCGCGGTTCTACTACGTCGCGGACAGCGGGTCGAACCCTGAAATCGCGCGCATGACCGCGCAGCGCGAAGCCGACATGAACTCGTACTTTGCCGAGACGCGCAGTGGGCGCGGAAGCCGGTATGTGCTAGACGAACAAAGCGGAATCCGCTAGAGGGCGCCATGTTTACCGAGATTCAGAAGGCCGCAATGCGGGCGCTCGGGCGCGGCGACCGCCAGCCGGGACGCGACGACAAGCCGCAGACCAAGCCCAAAGACCAGCGCGACCCCAAGCAGCCCGGCCCCACCAAGCCGGCGTAGCGAGTTGCCATGTCGAACATCGACAAGACGCTGAACATTACCCCTCGTACAGGCATGGACCTGCGTGCGTTGGACAAATCTGCCGGATCGCCGTTCATTCAGAACACGATGCCGCGCAATGGCGAGTTCATGTCGCGCGAGGGGTTTGGCGTCGTCTATCAGTTCGGTACAACGCTCGACTGCGGGCGCATTAATCAAGCCGGCAACTTTGGGTTAGGCCCTTGCATTGGGTCCACGTCCTACCGCACTCGACTCGGGCAAGACCAAATCGTTTCGGTACACCCGGTCTACGCCTTCACGGGCAACCTGCGCAACACCTACGCGGCTGGCGCAGCGTGGGATTCTTGGCTTGCAGGACAGAACGGCGTCACGTTGTCGGGCGTGGCGATCCAAGCGCACAACCTGACCACGGGTGGGCGCTACGAATTCGTGTTGCACGAGCAGGACACGGCGTCTAGCGAATTGCACAACGTCTACCCGCACTACTCGGCGCGGTACTCAACGCTCCCAACGGGCGGCACGCCGGCTGACTACCTTCGGTGGTTCATGCCCATGTCGGCCCCGAAGTGGGCGCAGTTCTGCGTTGTCGATGGGCTCTTGCTAATCAGCATCGACAAGTGCGGCGTGTGGACGTATCGCGGCGTGGACGCGCCTGCGACACCAGACCGCAAGAACGACTCGCTCGACCAGTACCTTGCGACCGGCAGCCACGGCGAGACATGCGCGCTGTCGCCCATGAACCTGACCAACGGTGCGCTTGTAGACCTCGGCACGACGTATGTGCAGCCGAGCACGTTCGGCACGCCGCAACTTCTTGCGAACTTCAACAACTCCGCAGTGTACGCTGTCGGCAATGTCCTGTACTTCTCGAATCGTAGCCAGCCAAACGTGGTGCAGTCGGGCAACACCTTTGTGGTTCCGACCGGCGACGACCTGACTGCGATGGGCGTTGTGCGCGGCAACCTGTTCTTGGCTACCGCCAATCAGTGCTGGGTGTACCAGCCTAGCAACGGAGCACTGTTCTCGGCGGGCATCCTCACCGACATGAGCAACGCGGTCGGCTGCGCTAGCAACATGGGATTCTGCCTTGCGGATCAAGGGTTATTCCTTGTTGGCAATCAGGGCGTCTACCTGTACGCAGGCGGGCTTGACCTAAAGTGCCTGTCCGATGAAATCGACCGACTTTGGACCGACCGGCAATCTTTGCAACTTCCACTGACCGACTACTACCAGGCTAGCGGCATCACCAGTTTGACGGAGTTGCAGCCGGCTGCGCGCATCGACGTAGCCGCGCAAACGTCCTCGCTCAAGGTGTCGTGGTCGCAGTGGTACAAGACGTTATTCGTGACCGGCGATGTGTTCTCGTTGTGCTGGACGATCGGCTTGGGCTGGCACTTGTGGAACTACGAAACGCAGGCAGGCAGGTCTGATTACGTCAAGGCAATGGCTGGGTTGCCAGCGTCGTCACTCGTGACGCTGCGCGAAAGCATCTACATGGTCGCAGGGCCATTGCTCGCTGAAACTACAGACGAAACAACGTCTTGGACCTCTGTTGACTACTCGTGCGCCTTGTTGCAGTACGGGCGCGGAGGTACAACCGACCGCACCGTGGATGCGCAGCGCGAGGACAAGCGCACGTTCAACGGAGGCTGGGTCTGCATGACCACCGCCTACCACAACAACGGCTGGATGGTCGGCAAGCCAACCGTGGCGCCTGCTGGGTACACCACGGCGCGCGGCACCGTGCTGGCGACCGAGACCGTTTGGTTCCCGGTTGCCGTCTTTGGGCACGGTCCGTTCACTACCGCCTCGCTGCATATGGGGTTCAACCCAAGCTCGTGGGAGCCGGTGTTTTGGGATCCCGCCGATGCTGCGAACCCCGACCTTGAGGCGATCTTCCCCGCCGACCGGCTAGGAAGTTCTGGCGTTTGGAAGCAGGGCGCAAGCACGGTTACTAACCGCGTCGCTCTTAGCAACCCGCGTGCAGCCAGCGCGACCATTCTCATTGACGCTGATGGGGCGGCTGGCGGTGTCGGCGTATGGGACACCGCTCCGGTGTTCAACGTCAACCCGCTTGCGCCGACGACGCTGTTCTGGATCGGCTTCAAAAAGATCGGAATCTCGGACGCGTTCTATCCGCAATTCACCTTTAATGTTGCAAGCATCGACGGCGTGAACTGCGCGCTGTACTCGTGGATGTCGGGCAACTACCCAACGCAGCAGTACGCGCTACAGTCTTTGGAGCAGCCCGTCGATTGGGTAGTGAAGTCGCAGACGCTGGCAGCCGCCGGCAACGCATTCAAGTTGCGCGGCGTGTTTGTACGCGCGATGCACCTCGGGCGCGCGACGACTGGTGAAATTGTAAGCGGGTGGCCGTTTGGTCCGCTGAATGTCGCCACGTCCACAGACTACCGCGACTGGTCTGCGCAAGCGGTTGACTTCACAAGCCTGCCCCCCGGCGTGTCGGAGAGCACCTCGCTAGGCACGAGCGCCACTGGCAGCATCGTGGTGGCTAGCCCGCAGACGATTGCAGCCGGCGACCGCGTGACGTTCCTTGTGCCCGTTGGAGCCGGCGGCACAGGCATCGCCGTGCAAGTTGTGGCGGGCTTGAACTTCGCGATTGGCGCTACCGCGTCGATTACCGCGACCAACTTGGCGGCTGCAATTACCGCGCTTGTGGCGGGCATCACGGCGGCAGCAACTGCCAATGCCGTCACCGTTGCCGTCACAGCCAAGACGGAAGCCGGCAACACGGTCGAGTTCATTGGCGCATCGGCAACGCACGGATTGTGGCCGCTTGAGAGCGCGTCGTGCACCAACGGCAAGACGTACCAAGAGACATTGCCAACCGCTCGGCTTCAACCGACTAGCGTATCCACTGATCTCGTGATCAACCGTTTCGGCAGCGGGCCAACGTGGGGCAGCACGGCATCGCCAGCCTTGGGCAATATGCTCATTGGTGACGCCGCTGTGGATACCTTGGCTACGTCAGACGGCAGCGCCGGCACCACCGGGTCGCTCATGTTGCACGGCAGCATCCTACACGCCGGGGAGCAAGTGCGTATCGGCAACGTCGAGGCGGCGATCCGTGTCGTCGGAGGACACCGCCGATGGCACCAGTAGTCTACGGCAACGAACTTCCGCCAGTCGGCGCATCGCCCGTAGACGTTCGCAACCTACAGGAGCGCGGACGGACCTACGCCGCGTTCACTACAATCGCGCCAGTGCCCGCAGGAACGCCGATAGCGGGCACATGTGCACTTGGCCTAGGCGACTATCCTGCAACGCGCCTGAGCGCCACCTTCGACGCCTACGGCACTAATGGCGCTAGCCTCGGGAGGTGCGTTGTCTCGGCAACCGGCACGCTTCGCAACGTGCTGCTTCCGTCAGGGCTAGACCTGTCCGCCACGGCGGTTGTTCAGTTGACCGGGTGCGTCATTTCGGGCGAGATCACGGTCGCATCGGGCGGTAAGGTGTCCGCTAGCGGATGCTCGTTCATCGGCAACGGCTGCATCAACAACGCTGGCGCTGCGGTAAACGCGATTTCTGTAGGTAACGTCAAGACTTCCACAGCCGCGCATGTAAACGTCGGCACCATTATCGAGGTTTAGCATGGCAAACAACCGGCTCTTGCCCTACCAGTTTGCCCCTGGCTTGACCGCTGACGGCACGCGCATCGAAACGGCACTGCGCAAGATCGTAGAGCTTTACAACGACATTCCGCCGAGTCTTGTAGAGCGGCGATGGTTCCCTACGCACCGGGTCTGGCACCACGCCCCCGGTTACCATTGGACCGGAGCTCTAGCCGATTACACCAAGATGCCGTGGATGGACGCCCGCAACGGCATATCCGCCTGCGCAAGCAAGCAACCTGCCGACCCCGCCGCCATTCAGAACGTGGAGCGCGTCAAGAGCTGCGCGGTGCCCGGCATCGTGGTCGCAGAGGCTACGGCTGGAACGCAAGGGTTGCTGACATGGGAGGTGGCGTTTCACACGACGGCGCCAACAATCCTCAGTTGCGCCACATGGTTTGCCGAGTTCTTTGCCGGCATGTCCATGAACAACGACTGGACGGTTATCGCAACGGGCGACCCGCTTGCCGACGTGACCTTCCAAGTGTGCGTTGACGACGGATGGGACTTGGACAGCCGCAAGAAGTTGCGCCAAGAGGCGCTAGTCTACAGCGTCCCTGCAAACGTGTGGGACAACACGCAATTCCCTGCGGTCGCGAGTCCTATGACCGGGTTGCCGCTGCTGACAAACACGATGACATTTAAGGCTGTTACGCTAGACCAGTTCGTTCTTGTCCCTGAGTACTCGCGGGTGCGCATCCAGTGCACAATCCCGATCTACCCGAACGCCACAACGTCGTGGGGGATTAGCAACGAGCCGGCCAACAAGAACCTGTGGACCGTCCACCTTGAAATGTGGGAGCCGACGCGATGAGTCAGTTTGAGGCCAAGCGGTTTGCTCGCGGCGTAAAGGTCACGATCCAGCACGTTAACACGGTGCTTGACGAGATCGACACAGCGTCGCGGTCGTCGGCGGTAACCGGGCTGCGCGAGCAGTTGGCGCCGATGGTCGCGCACTACACAATCCCGTTCATCGACGCACCTTGTGTCGAAAACACTACGATTGCAGGGTACTTACCTCTGATCGTTCCGCCGTTTCAAGGGCAGTTCGATGTTTTGACGCAGCAGCCGGCGGTGCAGACCGTGATCTTGGACTCGCTGTCGATCTCGGTTGACCAGCGCGCCACGCAGTACGCCATTGTGGGGCCGTCAAGCGCACACCAAGTCCCGCCCGGCAGCGCAGAAGGCTTGCTTGCTGGCGTCGATATGAGCCGCTACGACGTTACGCTGCGGTTGCTGGAGAAAACCCCTTGGTATTTCAGCAATGCCGTTGACGGCGTAAGCGAAGTTCTCAAGATCGAGGTGTCGGGCGCGGTCGTATTCGGCGCGGACTTTGCCGGCACCGGAGCACTGCGCAGCAGCCCGTTCCTTGTCAGCGACTTGCGCGTGCGGATCCAGCCCTACAAGACGTACTGGTGGGAAGTGTCGTGCCCCGGCTTGTCTTACGGTGCCTTTGCCGGCGCTAAAGACCTGCTGGCGATGCCGTCGTGGACCCTTGACGTGACCATGCTCACGCCGCTAACGCAGCGCGACGTGTACGACGCCGTGTCGTTGCCCGTGCAGAATCTGCCAAGCGTGCATAACGGCGCGGCAACAGGACAGATCGTCCCGTTTACGCCAGTTGTCGGCGGGGCGAGCATTACGGGCACCGACGTGCAGTCTGAGCTTGGCGCGTTTGATGCGACCTTGCGCGACCGTTTAGACTCGGGCTACGGCTACGGCCACGGCTCGCAACAGAACATGCCCGAGGCGCTAGACCCGCCGCCAGCACAGGCGCTGCAAAACGACTCGGCCATGCACATCATCGTCGTGCCCATGTGGGGATCGCAGCCCACATCGTCGGTGCAGTGTGGCGATGTGGCGACCGGGGCGATCCTGCCAATGATGCCCGTTGCCAGCCTTGACTACGCGGCAGACCGGGCAATCCTACGGGTGCCTGCTAACTTCGCATTGCACCAAGCATTTGCGTGCTTCAACTACTACAGCACGCCGGCATCGTGGCCAGCCCACACAGGCGGTCCGCTGAACGGCTACGGCTTGCGCAGCGCGAACGCGAACTACCACCAAAAGGTCGGCGTCAACCTGCTGACTTGGCTACAGGGCGACAACTTCCTTGAACAGCCGGTAGCCTACGTCGAAGTGGTGGGCGGCGACACGTCGCACTTGGTTGACCGCTACGACCCGCAGCGTGTGCTTGGTGCGGTCGCGGCAAACATTCCCGCAATGGACTTGGTCGCGCTGCCGATTGTGTGGGACGTGGCGCGCACGGGGTTTGGCTACTACGAGAACGGTGCTCCCATGTTCATGGGCGACGGCAGCAACAAAACCGCGCCGCGCACGGACGCAGCCACCGCGCCGCCCATCTCTGCGCTCGCATCCCCGTACACTGCCGGGCAAGAGAAGATCCTTGATGTACGCTGGATTAAGAGCAACATCGTGGAAACACTGGCAGATCCAGCCGCACCGCACGACACTGTCGTTGGGCAGTTAGGCGAGTGGGTGATTTTGGTAGGAAAGCAGACAGCCGGCGCGTAAAATCTTCACGGGGTTCGCCCCAAAGCACGAGGTTCAAGATGGCATCTGCATGGGATTGGGTATCGAACCCTGTCAGCACCGGGTACAGCGCCTACCAAAAGAACAAGGCTGACAGCGAGAACCCGACCGATGAGGTTGAGCAGAACGATCTTGCCAAGCGGAACAAGGACTACCTTGATTCGACGCTTCTCAACGAGAAGGCTGCAATCGGCGGCATCGACGCACAGCTCGCCGCTGCCAAAGGCGCAACCGATTGGGCGCACCAGAACGTAGACACGGTCAAGCAGCAGCAGAACGATATTCAGCTTGCAGCGCGTCGCCGTCTTGCGGCGGGCATTGCTGGGGCAGGTAGCCGTTACGGCGCCGGCAGCGGTGCACAGGTCGCACAGATGGCGCAGGCCGGTCAAGACGTAGCGTCGTCCGAAGCGGACATGCGGCAGAAGGCTTCGCTTGCTATGCAGGAAGCTGCACAGCGGGCGCTGCAAGCCGACACTGGATACGCTGAGGCGCAGTCCGGTGCGGCGGCTGAACGGCAGAAGATGGCGGAAGCCAGCCTTGCCCGTAGCGAGTCGCAGAACGCGCTTGTCGCGGAAGCCGACCAAAAGGCATCGGATATCGCGGGCTACTACGCTTCCGAAGGCGACATGCAGAAGGCAGCCAACGAGATCGAGCGCACCGTGTTGCCCAAGGCGACAAGCCCGGCAGCCCGTGCGGAGATCCAGCGCAAGATTCAGCAACTGCGCAACGGCACATACCAAGCCCACGGCGCCTTGCAAGCAAGCGACCTCAACCCGTTCGGCTAAAGAGGGAAACATGGCGCGAGTCTACACGCAGCCGCCGGTCTTCTCAGACCCTGCGGCGTTTGCCCCACATGCGTACCAGTCGTATCGCGATCCCCGGCGCGGGCAGCAAGCCACCTTGGATGCTGCGGGCCGGTACGCGCAAATGTACAAGACGCTTGCGCCCGTTGCTAATCTTGCGGCCAACATCGGGCAGCGGATCTATTGGGGCATGGGCGACGACAAGACGCCGGATGCCGCCGCACAGGGCGAGCCCGTGGCAGAGGTGCAAGCCGCCAACGAGGATCTGCGCATGGCTGCGGATCGGGCGTTGCGTGCTGAGCGCCGCGATCCCGAGGAGACTCCCACTCCGCCGATGATCCACGACGCCAACTCGGATGCGCCGTATATGGATCCGTCTGGCAGCCGCTACCAAGAGCAGGCGCAAGGAGACATGGAGCGTGCCGACCCTCGTTCTGTGGGGCGGTTCATTGCGCGCCAGAAGTGGCAGCGCGACCATGTCGACCCTTTGCAACAAACTCAAACTCGCCTCGACGCAAATGCATTTTCTGAGGAGTGGCTAGCACGCCACGAAGCGGCACAGGAAAACCCTAGCGCCCAAAGCGATGCAGGCGACGCAATCCACCTTGGTATGGGCGGCATGTCCGACTCTGCGGCGATCCGTCAAGCGGCTGCCCGCAAGATGGGTCTTGAGCCTTTGCAACTTGCCCGCAAGCCGATGCGCTTGCCCGGCGAGGATGTAAGCGGGTTCTTGGCGACGGCGCGCGACATTGAGAATCTACCGCCCGAGCCCAAGTACGACGCGGCGCGCAGCATGGCAGAAGCCAAGGCGTCGCAGCAAACCGGCGGCATTGTCCCGCCTGCCACACCCGCTGCCGCCGCCCCTGCCGAGCAACGACTGCAAGCCCTATCGGACGCCGAACTCAAGAAAGCGCGCGACTATGCCGTCATGGTTGCAGAGCGTCCCGATGCTCGCCCCGAGGTGATGCAGAAGGCGGACGCAGCGGTCAAACTGCTCGACGCTGAGGTTTCCCGTAGGACTGGCGGAAATGGGCAAGGGGCGCCTACGGGTCAGCCGCAAGCCCAAACGCCCGCCACAGGGGCGCCTGCTGCGCCAGCGCAAGACAAGCGCGACATGAGCAAGTACAGCCCGCGCCAACTTGAAGCCGTGCACGACAACCTGCACACGCAGTTGCTTCAGATGGAGCCGGGCAACCCGCAGCGCGCCAGGTTGCAGGCACTGGCAGACGACATTGGCAACGAGTTGGGTTCGCGCCGGCAGCACGAAATCGCCGCGTTCATTCCGCAGGGCAGGATGACGATGCCCGAGGCGTTTGCCTTGGCGCGCACGGCGGACACCGCTGAGAAGCAGGCTGCGGTCCTGCGGGCGCTCGACAAGGTCAAGGTGCCTGCCGGTGATTGGACCGATCTGATCACGGGCGACCACCAGAAGCGGGCGGCTGCCGAGATTGCGCACCACTTTCCGGTTGCGCCGAAGAAGTCGCCGGAAGAACTGGCGTCGATCATTGCTCGCAACTATGGGTCTGCGGCAAACTCGCAAGCCAAGGCGGCAACTGAGGACGTGTTGCGCGATCCTAAGAGCAAGGAACTCGGTGGTCGCACGTACATGGAGTACGGCAAAGGCAACGCCGCTGACGCTTCCGCCCGACTTGCCAACCGTCGCGCCGATGAGATTGGTGTGCTTAAGCCGCACGAGGAAGAAACGATCATCGCCACTCTAGACCTGATCCGCGCCCGCACCAAGGCTGCTAAGGCAGCGGCGGTTCGCGTAGGTCGCGGCGGCGCCGGTGCGAGGGACGAGTTCCTGAAGCACGAGAAGGCGCTTGAAGAAGCGGCGACAAAGGCTCGGCAGGAAATCAAGGACAAGCACGACATCATCCTAGGCGACGCCGAGAAGGATCTTCGCGCTATTGACGATGACCGTCGCGCGCTGTTGGGCAAGACTGGCGAAGTTCAGTTGCCGGAACCGCCTGAGCAGAACGCGGACCCGGCAGTAATTGCCAAGTACCAAGGCGAGTTAGCCGACGCGAGGGCGCGCAATGCTAACGCCAAGGCAGCGAAAGACGCGCTCAAGAAGTTGGACGACGACCACAAGTTGGTGTCCGACAACGTGAAAGCCTTGCGCAAGAAGCGTGACGATGCGCTCAACGAGGCAGAAAGCGCCCTGCAAGAGACCCGTCGTCTGGCTGCTGGCGTCAACCGCAAGGTGATCGAGAAGCGCGCCGGTAAAGAGGGGGCGACCCCGCAGCGCGGCAATACGGCGCCACCCGCCAGCAAGACGCCGTCCGCGCCCACTGACCTGCCAAAGTTCGGAACGGGTGAGTAACCATGCCCGAGTTGACCCTTAAAGACCAGTTCATTGCCTACCGCAACTCCGGCAAATGGAAGCAGGATGATCTTGTCAAGGCGCTGGAACAGCAAGGGTTTTCTTCCGACGACTACGACCTTCCGCTTGCGGCCGCAACCGCCAAGGCCAAAGAACGCCTTGCGAAGCGCGAGTTTGCTGGTCCGCCGGCTGCCACAGCCCAAGCGCCCGCGCCCAAACCCGCGCTTGCGATGCCCAAGCCTCCGTTTGTCACCGACGCGGACTTGGCTGCTATGGGCAAGCGCAAGCCCGATGATGCGCTGCCAGCGCCCAAAGGCACGCCCGAAGAATCCGCAGAGGCTCAAAGCCCTGAGCAGCAGGACTACCTTGCCGAACAGGTAAAGCAGCACCCCGAGGTTACGCCCAAGGCCAACATCGTTCCGCCGACTCCGCTTGAGGTTGCTCGCCGTGTGGTGCGCGCAGGCGCTGGCGCATTGCAAGGCGTCGTTGGTGGCTCTGCCGTTGGGCACGCCGCTGACGTGGGCTCCGCGTTCGCAGAGCGGGCGCTTGACCCGTTTGCGTCGGACGCTGAGAAGGCGCAGCACGAGAAAGACATTGCCAAAGCCCTAAAGGACGCTGAGGGCGCAAAGGGCACGGTCATTGAACTTGCAGGCGGCAGCGAGCCCGATGCGTGGAAGAAGGCAGGCGAGGCGCTGCACAAGGGCGAGTACAAGCAGGCGCTCAAGGCGGTGACCCCGCAGACGGCGCTCGACGCGTACCACGGCGTCGAACAGCAGCGCGCAGAACGGCGCGTCGGGCATCCTGGCACAGCAGTCGGCGGCGCACAGTTCATCGGCAACGCGCTTGAGGATCTTGTCGGCGTCGTCGGTGGTCTTGCGGAAGCGGCAAACAACATCGGCGGGTTCACGGTCGAAGAAGAAGGTAAGCGTCGCGGCGAGCCAGCACACGAATCCGGCAAAGGGCTTGTTGCTCTGCCTGGTCAGGCGGCAAGTCTTGGCAAGGGCTTGTTCTCGCTAGACAACAACTCGCTGCTGACGCACCCGTTCTCTACGTTCCTAACCGTTGTGGAGCCACTGCGCGGGGTCATGGAGCCGCTTGAACTTGGGACCAAGACCAAGGCTGCGGCAAAGTCGCTTGTCGATGTGGTCTGGCAGAAGGCAGAGCAGCACAACCCCGGCATCGTCGCCCAGGTCGAAGCGAGGCTAAAGGCAGGCGCCAGCAGCCTAGACAACTTACGCGCATACATGGAGCAGGCGTTTGAGGACGGCTTGTCGGTGCGCGATAAGCAACAGGCAGGGCAACTCGACCTGAACATCAATAGCCCGCAGGCTGCTGCCGCCACGATTCTGACCGCTGCCGAGCGCATTGCGAAGCAGGCAGAGCAAGGCAAGATCGCCCCGATTGAGCCCGACCTGACGCCGACCGATGTGCAGGTAACGCCGGCATCGCCTCGCGGCAAGGCGTTAAAGGCGGCACGGGCAGCACGGGAAGCAGCGACCGCTGAGGCGGCTCGCATTGCTGAACGCCGGGCTCGCGACATTGAAGGCGCTGAGCGCACGACCGACACCGCCGAGGCTCGCGCGGATACCGCAGGGCAGCGCATGGGCGATGCTGAAGCCGCTGCGTCCAATGCCGGCGTTCGGGCTCAGGCTCGCAATGCGGACATGGAAGCGGCGCTTGGCAAGGCATCGGAAGACGTGCAGGTTGTGGCGGACAAGCCGGAAGCCAAGATTGCCAAAGATGTAGAGTTCGACCGCAAGCGTATCGACATTGAGAACAAGCAAGCCCGCATGGAATTGCAGGTTGAAGCAGCGCGCAAGCGTCACGCCGAAGCAACCGAAGCCTACGACAAAGCGCAAGAAAACCACCAGTATTACAAAGACCTTGAAGCCAAGGCACGCGACGACTACAGCGAAGCCCTTGCGACGGCTGAGACGCTACGCCAAAAGCAGGCAGCGATTACCGGACGCGGCAAGAAGTCGCTAGCCCCGGCACTTGAGAAAGCAACCGCCGACGCGGAACGCCTTGGCACCAAGTTGAAAGAGGCGGTGCGTAAGGGCGACGAGGCGCGCGAGAAGGCTGCCGCGCTGCAAGAGAAGGCGATCAAGGCAAACGCTGATGCCGTCACTGCCAAAGAAGTCGCCGCTGCGCAGAAGCTGCAGCACAAGGCGGTCATTGCTCAGCTGGATGCGCAGCGCATCGGTCTAGGCGAAGCGGACACAATGGCCGCCACCAAGGCTGCCGCTGAAGATGTGCGCCGAGTGCAGGCTGCGCCTACGGACATGGACGGCGGAACGCAGTGGGGACCAGCGCCGGAAGGCGAGATGGTCATCCACGACCCGAACGCCAAGCCCGCCGATCTGACCGAGACCAATTCCGCACTCGACGACATGATCCTGCGCAAGACCGACGAGGCTGCGGCGCACCAGCAGGAAGCCCTGCTAAACGGCCTAGACGTTCGCGCAATGGTCCCTGACGAGATGCAAGCCATCTTCCCTCGCACCGCCGGCAAGACGGTTCTAGAGGCCGCCAAGGGGCTTGCAAACCACGTTGCCGAACGGAACCGCAGCAACCCGCTTGCTGACATTGAAGGCGTTGTTCTGCAAATGGGCGTGCCCAAAGAGGCGGCAGCTCCGTTTGCCAAGTGGCTGTGGGCAGAAGAAGAACTACGCCGGATTATGCACATCACCGAACGGGAAGGCGGCGTCATTCGGATGCCGCAGACCGAGGTGACACGGCTTGTAGTTGAGCCTGGCGGTCGGCACTTGGTCGAAGAAGGGCGTGTCAACGCAGACGCAGCCGCAGAGGATATGCTGGCGAAGACGCCAAACCTTGAGCATCGCGAAGGCATCAAGGAACTTGCGCACATGCAGTCGCACGAGTTCCGCCCGAATGAGAAGCCCATTGGCTTCCGCACGGACAACCCTGTGTTTGAGCAGGCGGTCGACGATAGCTACAAGGCGTACATCGACCAGATGATGCCCGAGCACCTGCGCACGGGCGAGTATGCGCGCTATGCCGACGCGACAGGCTTGGGCGCCATTCCGGCAGTGGGTGAGTACTTTGCGCAGTTGGGCGAGGTCGTCAAGCCCATGAGCCGCGACCGCTTTGCTGCGCGCTACCTGCGCCAACTCGACGAGCGGTCGTCGCAGTTGCTAGTGCACCCATCGGTACAGCACGCCTTTGAGAATCGCTTTACCAAGAAGCTAACCGATGCCGGAATTCACGGCGCGCAGATGCGCGAGTTGCGGTGGAAGTTTACGCAACTGATTGAGGACACGAAGAACTACAGCGTTACGGGCAAGAATCGCTTTATCGAAGTGCTTGACAAGCGCACTGGTAAGATGCTGTGGGACGAAAGCGACTACTTCGATGCCATGAAGGATCTCAAGCAGTTGGACAAAATCAAGGCGGACGCGATCAACAAGTTTGCCGCTGAAATGTCCGATTCCGTTCAAGGTCTTGGCGTCATGAACGGCATGGTCGAGTCGGCTTACGGCATGTTCCGTGACAACCACGGTGCCGTTGACCCTGCAATCTTTGCCAACCCGGCAGCGTATGCAAAGAAGTTGGCAAATTGGGTGGTCGACGAAGGACGGATGAAGCCGCTCATGCAGCCGTACTCGGGCAAGGAACTTGCTGAGCAACTGCGCAAGGTTGCCAAGGGCGAGAAAGACCCTGTGCGCGCCGGGGCTATTGACGCCTACGCAGACGAACTCGAAACGAACATGGTTGGCGTTGGTGACAAGAGTTCACTCGGTAGCGCACTGCCGCGCTGGTACGAGCAGGCATTCAACGGCACGACCCTGCCCAAAGAGCTTGTGAACCTGCACATGCCCAAGGACATTGCGCGGGCGTACGCATCGCACTTTTACATGCTGTCGTCGGCAACCATGCTTGGTAAACTTGGCGACGCAGTGCAGGCGATTCTTTCACGCAGCAAAGCCGGTACGGTCCCTGAGAACATAGCGGCACTTCTTAACAACAACCACTCAAACACGCTCGCCAACATGTTCCGCCGCCACGACCCGCTGCTACCGGCCAAGGTGGTCAACTCGTACCTAATCACGCGGCGCTACCTCAATGGCAAACTCGACGGACTAGACCCTGCACTTGCCGCAGACATGCGCTCGCTGTTCAAGACCGACTTGCGGTCAAGCACGTTCCTGTCCGCAGAACTGAAGAAAAGCAAGATGCTTGCGCACTACGGCGACATCCTGCCGTTTGAGTTGGGCGCCAAAGCCAAGCGGCTATCGCTCGACCTCGGGCACTTCCCTGAACTGCCAGGGCTTGGCATCGACTACATCAACGGCGCCTTGCGCTGGGCGTACCAGGAAATGGGCGACATGCCTTTCCGTGTCGAACAGGCGCTGAACTCCATGAAGCTTGCTCGCGAGAAGGTAGACGCGCTTGAACCTGGGTCGTCGATGGACTTGCCCGTGAGTAAGCAGCGTTCGTTGCGTCTTGTGAAGCAGGCAGACGGAACGATCCGCGTCCTTGACCCGATGCGCGAGAAAGAGCCGTTGCTAGCCGTCGACCCCAAGTCCGACGCCATGCGCGACATTCTTGCCCACCACGGCAACTTTGTGCAGGGTCAGCGGTTCTTCGACTACAACAAGATCGGCGCCGTGCCCAAGTACATGCGGACGCCAGTGCTGCAACCGCTGTCAGGCATCTTCACTTGGTTCTGGCTGGCGTCGGACTTGCCGATGCTCGCAAAGAAGGGCTTGCTCCAGAAGATGATGTTGGAAGGCGACTCGCTGCCGACCGATAGCCCGGCTGTGCGCAAGATGCAGGCGCAGCAGCAGATGAAGTTGGCGTTGTCACGAGCGGTCCTGACGACTGCGGGGCAGCAGGCGCTTGACGACCAACTCAAGGCTGAGGGCATTCGCCGCTCTGTGGCGTTCGACAAGACCGACAACAGCATGATCATGCGGCGGGCTACCAACCCCAAGTATGCGTATGTGCGCAACCTTGGCCCTGTGTTGTTCACCAAGCCGACGATGGTTTTTGCCCAAGCCGGTCAGCGTATCCTGCAAGACCTTGCGTTCAACGACCTTGCGGATGACCCGGCCACTCTGTCGATGTTGCTTCGTCCAACGAACAAAGAGCTTGCTGCCGAGGCCGACAAGTCGCCCGACGAAGAGGCGCACCTTGCCAACCAGCGCAATCAGCTCCAGCACTTGCTGCTTGGCGAGACGTTCAACATCAAGAACCTTGGGCAGATCATCGGCTTGACTGGCGCCCCTGCGGTCAACACCTTGCTCGATGTGATGAACGGTCGCCTATCGGTGCAGGAGGCTAAACGCCAGTTCCTTGCGCAGATGTTCGGCACAACCGTCGAACGCCTCATGGAAGTCACAGGCGCAGCGGCTGGCGTCGCTCTGGATAGCCCCAGCCTTCTTGAAGCATCCGCCTACGGTAAGCCATCCAAGGTATCGTCGTTACGCGGCGGCGTTGGCGGTGTGGACGAATCCGGCGAGCTGCTGCAATGGGCGCTTAACTTCGTCACGGGCATGGGCTTTAAGACCGTCAACGTCTTGGGCGACCACAACGACGTGACCGGCAAGAAGACCGCCGGCGCCATCGCAGGGCTGATCACGGAGGCGCGCAAGGGTGTTAGCAAGGACTGGGTCGACGAGGCCAACCGGCACATCGAGGCCGCGCGGTTGCTCGTCAAGAACAACCCGACGCCTGAGAACAAAACGCAACTTACCAACGCGATTGCGGTGCGCAACCAACTCGAACAGACGGTCAAGTGGTGGTACAAGCACATGAACGGCAACCTTGTGCGCCAGTTCAAAGAACTGCCCTAGCAGGCGCAGATGGAAATTCATTGACGGAGCCGCCTACGGGCGCGCACCATTTCGCAGGAGGTCCGCAATGGACTTAGCAGTTTCGGCAAAACCAGCAAGCACGGCAGCGGATGCGCGCGTTGTGGCGGCGGCGGTCGCGGACAACGGTGTTCCGACCGTCAACACGACCGGCACCGCAGTCGGCATGTTCGGCAACTTCGACCTTGTGGCGACGTGCACGGGTGCTGGCGGCTCGTTCAAGTTTACGCTGTGGTGGTGGTACGGTCCCGCCTCGACGTGGGTTGCGGATGCGAACGTGACGGATATTCCGTGCACGACAGCAACCGGACCTGTCGGCGTGGTGCTCAACCAGTCGGCGTCGTCGGCGGCTTACATCCAAGTCCACACCTTTGCTGGCGGCGGTTCTGCTGACGCATGGCTCATCGGACGCGGCAAGCGCGCCACGATCTAAGGAGGGCACATGCCTCGCTTCATTGCAGGAGTCGGCGTTGCGCTTAATGCTCAGGTCGTTACGGCAGCCGTAGCGGCGAACGCCCCAGCGATCAATGCCCCCACTGTCGAGACCTACACCGGCACCCTTGCCGCTGGCGGTGTTGGCAGCACGGTCAAGCTGACGCTCAATGGCGTTGACTACGTGCAGGAGTATATTACTTCGGCAGCGATTACCGCCGGGCTGCTTGCTGCTGTGTGTGCGAATGGCACACAAGACAAGTGGGCGTTTACGGTACAGAACGCTGCTGTTGGCGACCAGAACGTCATCGTCAACATCCCAAGCGATCCGCTTTCGCCGTTTACCATCGCGCTCACGGGCGGCGACTCTGCGGCTGTGTCGGCGGGCAAGATTCGCGCGGGGCTTGCGGGCGCTACGGTCTACACCGTTGGCGGCGGCGGCTCTGCAATCTCGCTGACCAAGGCTGTGGCAGGGGCTGTTGTCACGGGGCCGTCGATGGCGTCGCTGGGCAACCAGACCTACACGACAACCAACAGCGTACCGGGGCGCGCAGGGCAAACCGCGTGGACAGTTACCGCCCCCACAGCGGCGATTACCATCGCCCATGCAGTTGCCGGCGCTACGACGGATACCGTCACGAGCGCGGTTACGGGCACGCTCACGCTGACGCTGACCGAAAGCATTGTTGGCTACGACGCTCTTGCGGGCACTGCTGGTACATCGCTGGCAATCTGCCGGGCTGGCGGCGGAACGGTTCGCGCCAAGTTGAACGTGGGCACGAGCTACGACCTCGAAGTTTACACTTACCAGACCTCGACGGGCTGGGCGAAAGACTTGACGTTCGGGACCAAGACCGTTGCGGCGACAGGCACCTACAACTGGACCCCGAGCGGCGCGCAGGCTTACGCTCGCGTCAGCAACTTTGTCGGCGGCGCAAGTGCGACCGTCACGCTTGAAACGCCGTCGTAGGCAAGGAGTTCAAAATGGCTAACGGTATCGCGAACATCGACGCTCAAGAAGGCACGCTTGTCGGCGTTGCCCATGCTATCCGCATCGGCGGCTTTGTCCCCATGTCGGTCGAGGTCTACAACTTCGACGCGGCGAACAGCTACACGCTGTCGTTCCAAGCGCAAAGTGGGCTGACGTCCATCACCATCCCGCCACAGTTCAAGTTCGGCATCCAAGGTCCGTTGACCGACATGACGCTGACCGGCACGGGCGCGTGGAAGACGGTTGCGTTCGACACGCTGTTGCCTGCGCCGGGCGGGTTCTCGGCGCTGTACGGCACGGCGCCAACGACTGCGGATCAATCGGTCAAGATCCTGCCGATCCTGATCCCTAAACTTGACGCGGCTGGCGACGACCTGCTGACCACCGACATTTGGCTGAACGCCACCGGAACGGCGGCGCAGATCCTCGGCGTTCAACTCTACTCGCGCCAGCAAGTGGTCGGCGCGTTTGGTGTTGCTGAGTTGGCCGAGGTGGAGATCATCAACAGCGGCACGGCGGGCATTGTGGCTTCCAGTTCGTATGACTCGGCACCGGGCGGCGCAGGGTTGAACCCGTGGCCTGCGTACACTCCCAGCGGCCCTGCGGTAGTTGTGACGGCAGGCGCTGATCCTGCTGACCTTGTGCTCGCTGCCGGCGATAAGTTGCAACTAAGCCTGTCGCAGGGCGCAGCCGTGGGTGTCGGCGCGTTTGAGCTGATGGTCTACTACCGCAATCTCTAACAACTAGCGAGCGAGCAGATGGCCGGCAACAACGACATTCTGCTTAAAACTGTTGGGTCGGCGGACGCTGCCATTGCTGCACTACAGGCTGCTGTAGCGCCGGGCATCGTTCCGCCGACGCGGAAGGTCAACACCAACGCACCACTCACGGGCGGCGGCGACCTCAGCGCCGACCTTACGCTATCCCTGCCAGCCGCGACCGGAGCGACCGATGGCTACATGACCGCCGCACAAGCGACGGCGTTGGCGTCTGCCATTTTGTCGGGCGCTGCTGCCGGCGGCGACCTAACCGGCACCTACCCAGACCCGACGCTAGCGGCGATCGTCGCAGCGGCGACTAAGGGCAGCGCATCCAAGGCGGTCACGATCACAATCGATGCCAAGGGGCGTGTCACGGCGATTAGCGACGCCGACATTGCGATTGCGGAGGCGCAGGTCACCAACCTCACGACAGACCTAGCTGCCAAGGTGGGGAAGACAGGCGCTCAGACTATCGTTGGAACGCTCGATATCAACGAGCACGCGGCAACTGGTGTCGGCGCCTTGACGATTCGCAATGATCTTGGATACACCGCGTTTTCTGTATCCGGCAAAGACAACTGCGATTTTTACCTAAATACAACAAACTCAACGCCAAACGCTAACCTGTGGGCTTTCAGCCACCGCGCTACAACGCACGCCTTCGCGTTCTGGTCGATGAGCCAGTACGGCGTGTTTAAGAATGTGCTCACCTTGCAACAGGCTGGCGGATTGGTGTTCGGACCTAACGCACTCGCGTTGACGGTGGCGGATGACCTCGCCTATTTCAACAACCGCATCTCTATCGGCGTTTCCCCGAGTACAGCGCTGCTCCATATCAAGGCGGGCACCGCAGCGGCGGGCACCGCACCAATCAAACTCGCCAGCGGAACACTGCTGACGGCGGCGGAAGCGGGCGCGGTGGAGTTCGACGGCGCGTCGTTCTTTGGTAGCACGTCGTTTCGCAGCGCGTTTGTGCGCGGTGTCAAGGTCGACGCGTCGCTGACGCCTAGCTCTGTGGCAGGCAACAGCGCGCTCGTCGAGACGTATTCGGTCGCCGGTCTCGTAGTGCCGCACGCCGTCACGGTGTCACCACCGGCTAGCCTCAATAGCGGGCTTGGCATCATGTGGGCGCGTTGCTCGGCGACGGACACCTTAGAGATTTGCTGGCGGAATTTCACCGCCGGGTCGCTAACTCCCGTGTCGGGCACCTATCGCGTTTCCGGCGTGCGG